CTCTACTTAGTACATATTCTACTACACTGATAAATTCTTCAGAAGTATTTTCAACATCAGCAAATGCTAGGCAGTTATTCGGTAATGGTTTTTCTTGTAGATCTAAACTATAGGTCTTTTTAAGTTTTGGAATATCTTCTTGCTCACGCATCGCTGTCATCGCAAGTTCTGATATCCTAGTTTCAGCCATGCCAAGCCAGCTGAATAACTTTCGAGTATTTTTTGATAGCAACTTGCCCTTGGTCCAGCCTGCCTTAAATCCGCAGTTGAAACAGTGGTACTGAAAACTATCCGGGCCCATGAGGACACCGCCACGTTTTTTAGTATCGCGATTTTCTCCATTATTGTGACAGCATACCGCGTTGAATGAAATCCAACCGCTAGGTGTCTGCTTACGTTTTGGAGGCAAGAATGCTTGTAGTTCTGTGTCAATGAGACTCATACTACTATTTTAGCATCGATATAGGAGTTTGTCTAGTGTTCCGGTATATTGAGTCATGTCATTACGTCCAGGATATGCCGCAGGGGCATCCGGAATGTAAGTTAGACGAGTATAGGTCCATGCGCCTTGGAAATTAACATAGTCAATTCCAGTGTAATGACTATAGTATCTGCTTTCAATATTGGCAAAGGTACTTGGGTTGCCACTAGGTGGCGGATTGTTATCTAAAGACCCTTGTGTGTAAACCCAACCGGTATAGTTGGTTAGATAATAGGCAAAACTATGATACTCACCGTTTCCGTGGAAAGCCGGATTGGCTGGTAGATTTCCGCTGTCCCAAATGTACTGCCCTGCTCCCGGGTCTCGATTTAAATTACGTTGGAATTGAGTAACAGTTAAGCTAGGTTGTAGTGCTGGTAATAATTCGTGGACAATCTTTAGTGTACCAGCCATGGTATAATAGGTGTTTGCGTAGGCAGGCACATAAGTGCCGTCGGTATCTGCCATCTTCACACCAAATTGATAACTTGTACTATCTAGTCCCCATGTATCACTTTCGGTTAGTGTCAACACAGCGAGTCCTCGAGTGCTGGTAGTTGCGCCGTCATCTAAAATATCAACAGTCTTTTGTACCATTAGTCTTTGATCGTTTGAGTTGAACATGCTGAACACAAAGCTCTTACCGTTGATGTTAACAGGCTTCTGGTCACTGTTTTTAAACTGCAATTGGATCTTATTTTTGATCCCCTTTTGTATGATTAGGTCACGTTGGTACATGGTTCTATGAATCCTCTGGTTGTCGTCCAAATCTAATATAAGGTCATATGAATTTGGGTATAAATAGACTGGTAATTTTAGCATATCTTATATTTATTCAATGACAAGTAAGGACGAATTCCAAGCAAACTTCCCATTCATAACCTGTATAAAAATAGGGGATAACGAGTATCTGGGTATTATTATTAACCTAGATGAAAACGTTGTTAGCCTCTACAATTATGCTGATATTAGGACTGAAGAAAGCAAACACATATTTTTAGATCTAGGCGAAGTCTGGTGGTGGGAAAGTAATCGAAAGATTCCTATCAATATTTTTCTAAAAACTGAAATGTCAATCTTTAGACCCTACATCAAAACTTTCAATAGTAAAGATGTTGAGGTAATATTTGGCCCAACGGTTAATCTCGGAGATATTGCTGAAAAACGTGTAAAACGTAAATCTATCCAACTAGTACGTACACCACGTAGACCAGTGCGTTAAAGATATCCGTAACTAACGCCTTCACAGATAAGATTCATCTGTACCACTATAGCGTGAGCATAAGCAACGGCATGCGCTTTCTTAAAATGATATTCATCATTCGTCGGCTTCGTCCATATCTCCGTCATAATCTCGTTCCAAGTCCCATCTTGTAGGTGTCGCTTGCCTGGGCGGATCAAGGCTAGGCACGCGGCCAGTTCTAAGATACTCTTGGGCTTCAGCTTCCGTAGCAAGCCTCCATACCCGTTTATGTGAAACAATAAATTCGTGAAATCGTCTTGCTCCAGTAGATCCCATAGTGGTTCTGTCTCCATTAATTGAATTAGATGTTCTTCGTTACGTATCTTTTCGTAGATACCAACATTTAAGAAATCGATCTTAAAATATCCCCGCTCTTCTGCTTCTTTGTAGTCAATATTTGATAATCCTGTTAGAGGATTGTGCGGAATAGGTTGACAGTATACACCAGTATTGTGCTTTTTAAAAGTTCCATTTGCGTATATAGACGCAGGAACATTCTTGATAATATCAAGTACCTTTGACCTATCAGCAAAATCAATATCAATATCAGGCATTAAAATCTCCACCACTGTTAGCCAGTGCTAACATTAGGCTATAATGTTCGTAGGCTTTCTTTACCGCTGGATATCTTTCACGTAGTTGTTTTTCTAGTTCTTTCTGTTCCATCAACACTTCAAACATTCTATAGTGCCCTGTTGCTTTTAGATTATTAAAAACCTGTGTTTCGAACTCTGCCATCTTTTCTAGTTCGCTTTCCGAAATCTCCACTGTAAACAATCTTTCAGTTTCAAATGGAATCTTATCAGTCATAACAAGATTGTAGTCACTAGTACTTTCAAAGAATCGTGTATTCAATCTAGTGATCTTATGAGCACGTTTGTTTGTGTCAATTATACAGATCCTATGATGATTGATAAAATCTTTTAGGTGATCATTCAATTCCACTCTCCTTACAGACTTCTTTGACAAGTGATACGTCAGCAGGTTTTTCTTTGAATTTCTTTAGGAAATATTGTACATCGAACGCTGGTTCAATTAATTCCATTTGTTCATCATTGAACTTACTGACCATTTCTCTACCAGTCTTTGAGTTTAATACAATCCACGGACTGATATAACCATTACGTATATCGTTAACTGCTCTGTTGAGATTTACATATAGAAAATAATGATTAAATTCTGCGTTGTTAGCATCAGCCCATTCCATCATATGCGTGAGACTTCTCTGTACTGCCGCTTCAACGGGCTCAATCTTAATCATCTCGAATAGATAGTTGTCATACAGTTCATCACGACACCAATGATCTAATTTGATACCACTCTTAATAACAAAGTCGATAAACTTATCAGGATACAAGGGCATGACGTTGTTGACAAAACTACCAAATTTTACAAATGCGTTGTAGTAGGGACTTTTACAAAAATCGTCATAGCTCTTGTCTTTCTTAGCACCTTGTGTAAGTCTAAAAAATCTGTTGAAGGCCATGAACCCTGCTTGAACACGCTTTTCATCTCGTTGCATTGCTCGACGTTTGGGTTCACACATGTGAGCATACAAGGTCTTTTCTTTCATGAAAGACTTGCTACAATGTACACAGTTATACGGTTGCTCTTCTAGCTTGATCATTACACTTTTTCGTATGTTTGTTGAAATATATCTTTTTTAACAACACCGTAGTCATTGGGACCATGTTTTACTATAACATCTTCATCTGGGTTATAATGTAGCTTTTCACCCCAGCTAGTGTTAACAGTTCCCGAATGATCTGCTAACTTTGCTAACTTAATAATTTTCTTAGGAGTACACACTCCATCCCCTAGGTCATCTTTGAGTTCATCAAATTTTTCAGGACTGATTGGATATTGTTCTCCTTTTGGACCTGTCATTATATAGTAACCTGCCGGATACTTAACTGGCCCTTCTAATGTTTGAATAGTGCCAGGTTCTTGAGCAATTTCATATTTTTCTTTGGCTGGCCTTTTATAAGTTTTAAACGCACCGCTGTCAAACCAAGCGTCACTAATTCCTGCGCCTTCGACTATATTAATTAATTTTCTTAGATCACTCATATTCTTTTCTTTGCTTTTTATCAAAGCCCATCTTATCAAACAGATCTTCTTTGTCTTTTTTACTCATCATACTAGCCATTAGTTTGATGTCTTCCATTTTTCTAGCAGGATAGATTTCACACAATAATTTTTCAATCTTGTTGGCTTTTTCTTTTTTACCTGCGGCTAGATATGGATGATACGCACTTGCTCCAACTCCGGTTGCCGCAAACAGTTTCCACAATAATTCTTTATGATTCTTGCTCAGTACCCAATGATTCTTGTTTACACATTCATTGGTCATTTCTAAAAAATGTTCCTGTACTTCTCTGTCGCCTTGTACACTGGCAGTATATCTCATGAGAATAAACGGACTGAAAGACTTTCTTTCTTCATCCGTTAACTTACTATAAAAGTCGTAGTCCTTGTTGTCTACGGCCTTAAGTTCTCTTTTTATGTCTAGCATCGTATTCCTTACTTAGATAGTATACTGTCTTTGCCTGCTCAAGTAAAGACTTAATGGTCGGATTTGTTTCTGAAGCTATTCGAATGTCGTGCCATAGTTGGGATTCTTTCGGACTACTCATGTAGTTTCTATGATCCAACGGATCTCTAGTATAATCGTATCCCACTACAGTCCTTTCTACTTGACCAAATTCTCTTGCGTAGACTGTTCCGCCTACCCGTTCATATATGTATGTTGCGCCAGGTGTTAATGATCCCATATTATATCCTAGTAAGAGGAGCAATGTTTGATACCAGTGCCCATCGCAGACTACCTTTTGCTCCGTTATGTTTCTCTGTCCTATGTTCTATCCATCCGGGGAACATTATAACATCACCGGATCTAATGGGAACTTTGTACCAACCTTTATTAGGACTGGGTTTAGGCTGAAGTCTCCAGAATGATTCCAACGGGTCAGCAAGCTCTAAGTATCCTGAATTTTCTGGTACACTTATATACGAAATAGTTGTCAATGGAACACCTCTATGTACATGCGATTCTGTTAAACTGTTAGCATCTTGATAATTGACCCAGCTGGTTGAGCATCCAAATTGTACATCCATCATATTCCATTTTTTAAAGAGTATATCATCTAATTCAGTTGCGAGCCATTCATAGTAATCTTTAAACTCAACAGCAGTATGTGGCTGTTCTCGTCTGTTATTAACTGAACTTCCGGTATCACCTTTGCCCAATGCTGTTTTTATTGTTGATCCATTTACAAGTCTATTACACACAGGCAATATACTACCTAAGTCCCATTCGTATTGACTTCTCCATACAAGATTAGGAAATAGATTTTCTTGTACCATTTACCAACACTTGCTATAATCAACTAGTTCGCTCTGTCTGCTGACATCTTTAACAAAGAAAGCACACATTGGATTTGGGTCAGCACTCAACGGTGTTGTTAGTAACTGTCCGGGTTTCATCTTTGGAAAATACCACTTGACATCTTGGTACACATCAATAATATCGATGTCATGAAACTCTGGGCGGAAACCACTTAATGGATTGAAACAAAATGTTTTAAATCCTCTATCATTTAGACTTGTCAGCGGCAATACTTCCATATCAGGCCCTGTTGGATCTCCAACAATAGTACACCAATCTAAAGGCATATTAAGCGTGTAGGGTCCTACTTTTAAAACAGCCGCCGGTGCTGTAAATGATTCTAGAAAAATTAGAGGAATAAAAAAGTAATCTGGATTATTTGGATCACTGTTGTCTAAGACATTGAATCTCAAGTCCTCGTCAATTTCATCTGGAAGATCATTTAAGTAGAACACTTGATCTTCTAATGTTAAAATTTGCATTAATATTTTACCTTGTCTATTGTAAAAGGATATTTCGCCTCTTTGTAGTATCGTTTTCTTTCTGTTAAATGCTTCTTAGCATATTTGCTTGAAGCAGTTATATCCCAGACCTGTACGAAGTCTTTGTCGTCCGCTTTTCTAATACCTCGCCCAATGCTTTGTATAACGCGAGTAAAGCTCTTTCCGGACTCAAGCATAACCAAATTAAAAATCCTTGGGATATTAATACCAACAGCGGCCACGCCGTAAGTCGCCACAATAATCTTGTTAGTACTCGTTTTAATTTCGTCATACTCTTCTTTTCGATCTTTAGTTTTTACTTCGCCGCTAATAAACACAGAATCTTCGATGCTACTAGTTATTATACGTCCTGATTCAATTCTGTCAACCAATACGAGTGTATTACCGCTTTGAGATATGGTCTTAATCAGGTTACTGATATATAGCATTCTGTCTTCATTGGTAACAAGATATTTCAGTTCTTCTGGATAACTGCCAAATTCTTTCCATTCGGCAGTTTGAATAATGTTTACGTGACAGTTACTTAATACTCCGGCTTCCTGTAGCTCGTGTGCTTTAACTTGGTGAACAACTTCACCTAGCCCGGCCCTGATATTTTGAAAATCTATATCTTCTTTAGGTACAGTACCTGTTAATCCCCAACGTATCGAACAGTTTGCCAAATGATTTGTTAATAACTTTTTAAGTACTTCTGCTTTGGCCATATGTACTTCGTCGACCATAACAGTCTGAACACCATCTAAGAAAACTGCCAATGTCAGTGCGTCATCATCTGTAGAATCCTTGGATTTTTTGTCTAAAATATTGAGACTTTGCCAAGTACAGATTGTATGAGTTTTATTCAGTTGTTTTCTATCACCATAGTAGACACCTACGTCTAAACCGCAGTTGATAAAATCTTCTTCTGTTTGTTCTACAAGACTCTTGTTGGGAACAATGGTCACTGTACGACCATATTTTTCACAGATTTTACTCAAAGTTGCGGTAGTGATTGTCTTACCAAAACCAGTGGCGATTTCCTGAATACATTGTGGGTTCTCGAGAAACTTATTAACAACTTCAACCTGATCATCTCGCAGTCTAATCTTTTCTCCGGCAAATCTATGCCCTTCTGGCCACGTTGCGTCACCCCAAAAATCTTCAGAAACTTTATCAAATTCTAGAGAAGGGCTAGTTCGATGGTCTTCAATTTCTGGATCGTATCCCTGGCGAATAATCTCTTCAATTACATCGGGCAACAGACTCATAAAGGTGGTACCGCCAAGACCAAAGAAACTGGTACAGCCGTCCCACCTGCCTAATTTGTATGCTGGCAAGTATCTAGCTTTTTGGTCAAAATATTTGAATTTTTTAACCAAAGATTTACGTGTGTCAAGATCAAGATTTTCTATCTTAACATTAACCTCATCTTTAATTATAATTTTACAATATTTCATTCGTCTTTTAATTCGTCAACATAGACAATTGAATGATATTTGTCATTTAGAATTTTTTTTAACGCTTGATGGCTACCTAATGGGTCACAACTAATGACTAACCCAAAATCTATACCACTTTTGACCAAAGGCTTTTTGATTCTTCTACTGACAAATACAAATTTCATGTCTTTGTGTATTGGTGTGTTTAGTTTGTTATCTCTAACATAATCATTAAACGCTTTATTTGTAATGTTGTCAACCCTAAACATTACCGTCATGTCATTTTCCGTATATCCCAGCGAAAATAGGTGGTCATGCCACTTTTTTAGGTAGAGCAGTTCTTGGTGTTCGGGTATAACGATCATGACCGAAGCAATGGCACTGAACAGTTGAGTAAAACTTCCTAGTTCATGCGACTTTGCCTTTACTGTCATTTCATGGCCTATTTCCTTTTTTAGGAATTTTCTGGTCAGAGGCGAAATTTCTGGAGAATTTATGAAATTTTCACATTTGTCGTCCCACACGTCGATCCCATAGAGTTTGGCCAAGAACAAGGCATCGAGAATTTTGTCTGAGTTAGGTAAAGGTACTGTCACATGGGTATTTTTGAATACAGGTCGATCGTCCTCAATGACCATGGATGGGGCATGATCCTCCATTTTTTCCAAAATTTCCTGAATTTTTCCAAAATTTTCCAAAAATTGTGGATCGGCCGAAAAACCTAGATTGAGTAGGTTGTTCCCCAACCACATCACACTTCCTTCAGTTAGGCTGAACAACCAAACTTTGTCATCCTGATGCCACTGTGCCCACTCGCTTGGATTTTCTTTGTTAAAATCTCGGCATTTTTTCACCAATTCTTCGTCATATGGAAACGATACCTTGATAACATTGCGTTGATAGTAGTTAGACGACTTGACAGTTGTAATGGTCTTGGTAGGAGGTACATAGGTCCTCAGCGGATCCTTAAAAATTTCATTATCAATGATCTTTTCAACCGCCGCACCATGG